TTTTTAACCTCATTTACTTGCCATGTTTTAAGATTAGACTGGAATATTGCAAATTCACCAGCAGCCTCAACATTAAGTGAAGTGGTTGAAGCACCATATCCAACACCACTCTTAATAATCTTAACAGACCTTATTTGACCATCAACAATCTCTGGAACTAATTCTGCTCCAGTTCCAATACCTGTAACTGAAATACTAGGAGGAGTATTATATGATTGACCTCTATTCTGAATCGCAACGTCAATTATCTTACCACCAGACACAACTGGTAGTAATTCGCCACTTACACCACTGTATAAGTCAATTCTTGGTTGTCTGTTAAAGTTGAGTATTTCAGATGCACCATATCCAACACCACCGTGTGTTAAGTGAACTGATGTAACCTCACCTCTAAACAATGGTTGAGGAACACATTGGAAGTTTTTACCTTCTATTGAACTTATACCAACAATACCTTCAACTTTTACAACGATTGGATCATAGTTAAAACTATGAGTTCCAACTCCAATAGATCTTAGGTTTTCGTATTGTTTTGTTCTGAAATAAAAGTCCTTTGCAGTTGTTCCTACACCAACTGTTGATAACTTAAATGTATTTTCGTCTACGACATAAACATAGTATTTTTTATCACTTGAAAGACCTTCGATAGATGTTCCATTAGAATCAGCAGTGTAAGTTACAATCTCACCTGTCTCATAATCGTGATTGTTAATTGTTATTCTATCAAGTGCAGTATTAATGCCTGTTGGTTCACAAGTTTTAAGCTTATTCTCATATCCCTCACCAGATTCTAATACATTTATACTACCAACCTGTGATTTTCCATTTAATGATCTAAATTGATGGTTTCCTTCACCAACAGCAGTAAATCCTATTGTATTAACACCAGCAACTGCTTCATCTAAGTTTTTATGAAGTCTGATTGTTTTCTCTGGATACCAATTTGTTCCTGCATATCCCACCCAAGTTGATATAGTTGTTAGACCAGCAACATTTTCAGTATTAACGTAGTATATTGCTCCTGTGCTTAAACCAGCTAATGCTTTTCCACCAAAAGTGTCATATACAACTCTTTCGTAATTTCTAAACTTATGATATGTTAAAAATCCAACATTAAAGTCATCAGATCCAGTTACTGAAATAGTTTGAGATCCTGAACCAGAATTAAACACTACTTGATGAGGAACAGTGACCATTTTACATTCAGCCACAGCACCAGTTCCATTTCCACCACTTATTGATACTTTTGGAACATCAACATAATCAAAACCTGGATCTTCAACTCTTATCTCTTGTAAACTACCTCTAGTTGCCACATATCCAGTCGCTCCTGCTCCTACACCATCATTAATTGCTAATTGAGGTGGATTTATAACATCATACTTTCTTCCACCACCTGCAACGTCTATAGACTTGATATTACCATAATAACAAAGGTCTTGAGACTTGTAACTTAATACTTCAACACCGTTTATTAAAATACCATTATATCCAATTTTTGTCTTATACTGTTTACCATCATAAACTGGCATATCAATTTCTCTAAGAAGTTTTTGAGGTAAAATCTTCTTATTATGAAATTCATACTTCTCAAAAGTGTTATTTGTAATTTCAACAGTAACAGTTGACTCTGAAACCTTTTGATAATTACCATCATATAAGTTTGAACGAGACTTTGCTAATCTTATATCATTTAAGTTTACTCTCTCTACAAAATACAAACCCTCACTGAATAAGAAACTAGAAATTGTTCCATCATCATCTTTTTGGGGTGTATAATAGATTGCATCACCACTAAAGAAGTTGTGATCATTAGAACCAGTGGTAATTCCAATAATTGTCTGACCACCGAGGAAAGTTCCAGATAATTGTATTTTTTGAGTGCTTGGATTTAATTTATGACTAGATCCATAAGTTGGTATAGAGTTAGATGCAACTAAATTCTTAATTTTAGATAATGTGTGTGCATATCCAACCTCATCCATGTATATGTTCTGGATATTCGCAGTATAATCATTTAAATGCTGTTGATTGTCATTTACACTACTTCCATCCGAATTTCCCTTTGCAAGAGTCTTTGTTATAGCAGCAACTGCTGAAAGATCACTTATTGCAGTACCTTGTATTCTTATTTTTAGGTTGCTTAGAACATCAGTAACAGTATAAGTGCCAGTTAAAGTAGCATTTGCTGTTTGGACTGTTACCAAGTCATTTAATCTTATTCTATGGAAATCTTTAGTAACAACTTCATAGGTAGGGCCTGATGCATCTTGTAATTCAATAGTATCTACATTATACTTTGGTTGAACGTTAAATACCCAGTTATTTGATTTAAAATCAGTTGTAGGAGCAATCTTACCTAAAGACTTTAATTTTATCTTTGCACCAAGTCTTTGATAGTAAGTATTAGGTAATTCTATATCATTTAATACACCTGTTATTCTGCAACGTATGCCGTCTGTAGTGACCCCTGCGGTGCTGTTAGCCTTCCCTAGGGCATAAACATAGGCATTCTGTCTAATTGTTGTAGCATCCTTAATTGTAGTAGTAATACCAGTAGTGCTTATACCTAAGAACTGTGTGATATTAGTACTAGAATAAGTGCAAATTCCAGTTGTTCCATTCTGATATTTGAATGTAAGTGATCCACTATTTGGGAAACCTATAGTTGAGTCAACATCAAGATAAGTTTGTGCTGCACCTACTTGTCCAATATTCTTGGAATTAGCATGAACAGCAAAATTACCATATAATAATTCATCCGAACTGCCTGTTCCAAAAGATGCATCAATACTGACTTTATAGTAAGTTTCAGTTAGAAGACCAACATTAACCCTTTCAACCATTGAGACAGGGCCATATGCTCTAGATAGATTCTCTACAGGGTCTTGGAAGAGTGTCTTATTCTCAAGATCCATAGGATCCCCTTGAATCGCTTCTACTATAAGATCACGAGTCTTTCTATAGTTTGCATCTGATGGTGCAATAACATAATCAGCAGGTCTAACAATATCTACTTCTTCGTTATATAATGATTTGAATAGTAATTTAAATGACTCATCAGTTCCTCTAGAGTTGTAAAAGTCTTTTGAATGTCGAATAAACTGAGGTTGATTTAATGCAGGGTTTAAGTCTTTCTGGAAACCTGGTAAAAACTGTTGTTTTGACTTTCTTAAGAACTCTTCTAAAAATAATGTGCTTAAATTATTAACTTGTCCACCACTTGTTCCCACACCAACAGCATGAGTTGCTGCTTTTGATGTTGAAAATACAAATTCTTCTGGTTCGTCAGGATTGCTAAATGAGGTAATACCACTAAATCCACGAATACACCCAGTAAATGAGTTTGTTGTCAATCCAGTGTATGTAATTATCTCATTGTCTATCTTCAATAAACCATAACTATCTGGAAATCCAGTGGTATCCTTCACAGATATGGTTTGATCAAACTTACCAACAGCACTTGCAAGAGTTGTAAATCCAACTAAAGTACCAGATTTGTTTAATTGTATATAAGAATCTAAATTATTGATTATATCAATAGGCCCACCTTGATATTCTTGCCCTTGATAGTATGCACTTAAAAATTCACCGACTAAAGGGCTATCATCCTTTACATAAGAAGGAAGTTGCTCTTTAACAACCTTATTAATTTGAACTCTTTTATCGGTCATGTGTTATCTTACGATCTTTCTGTCTGTATAACTTGATGTAACTGTATATGTTGATCCTGATGGGTCTGCACCTGACGCAATTTCATCAACAACCATCTCTACATTACTAGTATCTAGTTGCAAATAAAGATCCTGTAATCCGATTACGTCATTTGATTCGGGAACTACAGAAATTTCCATAATTTGTTGAGCATCTTTTGTCTTACCTGAGACAATATTAATGGGGTTAAGAGTCATTCTACCAGTATTATAGTTGACAACACCAACATTTTGCCTTTCAATTATCGGAGTTGTTGAACCTGGTGCATCTAAAGAGAATAAACCAAGAGATCCAGTCTTTTTATCAGTGTTTGGAAGGTCATAAAGATAAACTGGCCTACCAATATCAAGCACTTTGAAGGCACTAGAGCGAATATTGAACCCATCCATCGATGAAATATGGAACTGATTACCAAAATCTATGGCATATTCAGCAAATTGATCAATAGCCAACCTTAAATCGCGTCTCATTTCAACTGTTGTGACGTTTGATGTCACGGATTCGTGACTTTGATCAATAACTTTAAGGAATTTACTGTATTTAAACCTTGCTCCATACTTATTTAACTCGGCAGAAGCAGCTAATTTGTTAATATTGTTCAAAATTGTTGATGAAACCATCAATGCATTGGGTGCAAGACTCGTATTATAGTAAACTTTACTCTCAGTCTCAAGGTAGAGATACTTGAGATCGAGAATTTCGGGCACAA